CGCGTCCCACGCCGCCCTCGCGGCCCTCGCGGCCCTCGCGGCTGCCTCCCGGTGGTCGGCCGTGGCCGATCCCGTCGCGTCCGCCGCGATATATGCCGCGATCGTCTGGCACCACTCCCGCACATCCGCCCGCTCCGTGGTGCGCGCCATGCCCCACTCGGCATCGGTCAAGATCCACACCAGCACCCGCGCCAGCGCCCGCTGATCAATCACCGCCCCCACCGGCACCGCCTCCGCGAATCGCCGCGGCCATGTCGCCGCCGCCGCATCAGGCAGCGCCTCGAAGAGGTAATCTTGGAGCCACGCCAGCCATGCGGGCAGCCCCAATTCGGCCTCGTATCGTGCATGGACGGACGTGTCATACAGCGGCGGCTTGCCATTCATCAGATTCAGGCTGTGCAGCGAGCATCCAACCGCGCAACCACGGAACTGCCCATCCATCATTTTCCCGTAGGTGCCCTTGACGAACGCATCCGCCTGTTCGTGTAGAGCGACCTGTGCGAGGAAATCCTGCTTCAGTTGGTCGCTGCCGAGATACGCAATCACGCGATCTACCTCCGCTGCTCGGGTGTCTCGTTCCGCAGTTTGTCAATCGGCCACTGAATCGATGGCCCGTCGAGGCCCACCGTGCCTGACCGCCGCGCGTGGTCGCGCACCCACCCAGGGCTCACCACGTCCGCCGGGGAGCCCACCAACCAGCGCCAGAGCCGACGGAGCCACGTCATCGACTCTGCACCCCCGCGCGCGCGAGTCGCTCCGCGTTCACTTGGTCAGGTCGCACGCGCCCCCACGACACCAGTAACCGGATGAACTCGTCACACGTCCCACACCCATAGGGGACGCGCGCGGCCTCACACTCGGCCGCGAACTGCTCTTGCGCGTCCGTCCGGCACCCGTCGGCGGCCTTCACTTCCCACCAGAGCCCCATCGCGGGATGGTAGTGCGCCGGGCGTGCCGGCCACCAGATCCACAGGTCCGGGATCCCCGGCGTCTGCATCGTGCCCGGATAGTCCCCCCGCCGACGCCGTGTGCCGAGCACATACACCGACGCCCCAAGCGCTCGCGCCAACTGCACGATGTGCGCTTGCTCGACTTTCTCCGAAACGCGCATCATCCCAGCCGTGCCACCCGCGCCGGCAATATTCATAGCAGACTCGCCAGCGCCGCATCGTCCTCGCGCATCCACTGCTGACAGAGTGGGCACGTCGGCTCGGGGGTAATGTGTGCGTCGGCCACGAGTTCCCCGCACACCGCCCGCTGCATCCGGTGGCCGTAGCGCGGCGCATCCGCCCGCTGCCAATGCGTCACCGGCACCCGCGTCCGCGCCGCCCGCGCTTCCGCCGCCGCAATCTCGAAGTAGTCGCTAGAAGGCAACGTCGTCCTCCGTCATGGCTGGCAGCTCCGGTACGTCATCGCTGGCATTCACGCGCTCGATCCCGACGACGTAGGTGTTGCCGCTCTTGCTCGTGCGCGTCTCGAGCGTGACCGGGAGGCCCGCCTGACACGCCTGCTCGGCAATCACCGCGATCTGCGGCTTGTAAGTCAGCCAGCTCTCGCCCGTGCTCGCGGTCAGTTCGGCTTCGGCGCCCTTCACCTTCGGTGTGACTGCGGCCAGGAGCACCGCGCCGTGCGGGACGTGGACACCGGGTAGTGCCGCGGCGATGCCCTGCACGGGCTCGGTCTTGATGATGGGAGCGGGGCCGGTCACGACGTAGGCTGGCGCGTCTCCCGTGCCTGCCTGATCGAGTTCTTCCTTCGCGTAGAGCCCAGCCAGCTGCCGCGGGAAGCCCTTCCGGAGCGCGAGGGCTTCGGCGCACTTCGCCAGCATGGTGTGCGGCATCTTGCGCCACATCGATCCACCCGCATCGCTCGGGTAGTACTCCGCCCACCGTGCCGTGGCCGTGAAGGCGCAGCGCTGCCCCTGCACCAGTCGCCAGACCGTCACTGTCGCACTCTCGGGGTAGGACCCCGACGGCGCCGCCGCGAACACGGCGTCATCGGACCCGGCATACTCGCCGGTATCCGCCGCCCGCGTCCGCATGAAGTCAATCGACGTGATCGGCGTGTACTTGCCGCCGCGCTTCGTGAAGTGGATCAACTTGTCGAGCGGATGCACGCCCTGCCGCTGGCAGTCGTAGAGATATAGCTTCAGTTCATCCGCGGACGCGCCGCTCGCCACGGTGCGCCGCACGAGTTCCAGTTGCTCCGTCGTCACGGCTATGCCCGACACGGGGTGTTCTGCCACTGCCGTCGAATGCATCGCACTCCTCCCTACCATTGACACTCGTCCCGACAGAGGCCCACCGCTCGGGACCACACGGCTTCTCCGGCTACTCCTGATGGCCGTGGGCCGGTCCTCAGATCCCGTCCTGCCATGGCCCGCGCAGCTTGTCCCGCAGGGCCGCGCGCCGCCGCATCTCATGACTGAGCGGGTGCCGCGGCTGCATCGCGATCAGCCGTGCGCGCCGCTCAGCGGTGACCTGATCCAGCCGCCACAACGTCCGCTGCCGTTGCGCCCGTCGCCGGAGATACGCCCGGCGCCACTCGATCGCCGCCACACCCACCAGCAGAGCGACCCAGCTCCCGAGGATCATCGCGAAGTCAGTCGTCATGACCGTGGTCCTCCATGACCCAGAGACTACACCTTGCCGCTAGGCTTGTCAAGCCTCTCGAACGGCTTGCAGCTAGGGCCCCAGTCGGGTATCCTAGCCCGGACCATGCACACTGAGGACCGAGACACGCTGAGCTTGGACGCCTTACGGCGGATGCTGCGGCAAGAAATGGGACGCGCCGGGGGATTGGCGCGAGCGGCGAAACTCACGCCGGCGCAGCGGCGACGGATCGCACGCAAGGCCAGCCGTGCGTCTGCGGCGAAACGGAAAGGGCACCGCGCGCTAACGTCCGGTCCCCATCCGCATCCGCACGGCCGGGCGCAGGAGCCCGGTTGGGCCACCACCCGCCGCCCCTAGAAAGACAGACGCCCGCCGCGTCGGGACTGCATACAGATCCCAGCGGGTGCGGGGGTCGTAGAGGGACCAGACCTGCGTGTCACTCAGCGCGTAGTCATAGATGCGCGCCTCAATGAATCGTGCCATCGCTCTGAGACCCGTGAAACCCCAATTTTCCCCGGCAAACTGATATCCTGACCCATAGCGGTCCACAGCGTTGGTGTCAGCGGTATAGGACTCAGATTGGATCAGTACGCCATTCAGGTATTTACGCCGCGTGGTTCCGGTTCCTGTCACACACACGTCGTACCACGCGTGTGGCGGGCTCGTGACAAATGCACCCATCCAGCCCGTGTCGCCATCCGGAGTGTAATAGATGTTGTGGCCGCGCTTGGCCGCAACATTCCCAAAGCCCCAAAAATATTCTGTACCGATGCTCAGGTTGGTCGGATAGAGCACCACACGGAGCGTGAATGGCTGATCCAGTGTGGCCACCGGCGCGCCGTCGCTATAATCCGCCCGTGTCAGGCCCGGCCCTTCATTGGCGGTATGCGTCCATCCTTGTCCGTAAATGGTTGGCGCAAAACTCGTCGCGGATGAGATGTTCGTGACCGGATCGGCGGCGATGATGTTCCGGATGGCTCCAGGCGCTCCTGTCCACCAGACCTTGAGCCCTGAGGCTTGCCAGCTCTCGCGATTCAGCCGCGCGAGCCCGTTCGGGCGTCGCGACCACCCGCATGCCGATCCTGGTGCGATGATCATCTACGCTGCCACGCCGATACGACGGCGTGCCACGCGCTCATGGGCGTGGCGTCGCTACTGGGCGACATTAAAGTAGCTGCCTTTCACGGTCACCTGCTGCCCGCTCGTCTCCAGCGTCGTGCCGGTGGACTGCGTAATGAAGACCACGAACTTATGCGGCAGGTTCCCGCCGAACACCGCTGCTACGCTGGGCACGGTCAGGTAATACACCCGGCTGGCCGTCGTGTCCGTGACCGTCATCGCCCCCGGCAGGCAGATCGCGTCCCGGATCTCGGTGTCCGTCACCGTCTCCGTGCTCTCCGTGCCGTCGAAGACATCCGGCCAGGTCGAATCGTCCAGCATCTTGACGAGATACAGCCGGATTTCCCCCGCGCTCAGCCCGGAGGATTCGACGGTGATCTTGGCGTCGATGCTGTAGTCCTGATAGAGGTTCGACGTATTGTCAATCGCGTCTGACTCCCAGCCTGCGACCCATGTCGCGGAACTCGACAGCCCCGCGAGATTCGTGACCGTGAGATTCGACGACGAGGCGTAAACCCGCTTGATATCACCGGTGGCCATTAGCTATTCCTTGCGTCCTGCACGTCCTGATATGACACGCTGCCTTCCACGGCCATCGTGGCTGGACCCACCCCATTGACCACGGACGTTCCCGCCCCGCTCGCAAAGAGTTTCTCGAACCGTGTGGCCAGACGCTGACAGCGTCCGAAGATCGCGGCTTGCACCGCGAGATCCGCCTGCGTGCCCTTCCAGCACTCGATGATACCAGCGCGGATATTTGCGCGGGACGGATTGATCGTCCCGGTGGATCGAAACATCCAATCCATGATCCGGGCCTTGCCCACACTCAAATTGTCCACACGGACCCAGTCGAAGCCGTTCTGCATGATCTCCGCTTCCGTCACCGACGTGCGCCACACCCAGAAATCCGGGTCGGCCGGCTGATTCAGGAGCGCCGCAATCGCAAAGGCCCCATCCGACGTGTTCGGAAAGATGTTGAGATCGCCTGAGGCGTCAATGTGCGCCTTGAGCGTCGTCTGCTGCTGTGCCGTCAATGCCATGTCGCTCTCCTAGTCCTGTGGCGGTTCGAGTCCCTTGGACACGAACCACGCGATCTCCTGGTGCCGGCCGCTCGTGATTTCCGCGAGCACGGCGGTTTCAAGTTCCGTTTTGGTGATCGGCGTCGGCCCGTGCCGCTCGACGATCTCCAGAATCAACGCAATGAGCGCGGTCAGTCCGTTCATTTGAGGAGCTCCTCAAGCGCCGCGATCCCCGCGGCGAGATAGCGGTCCACTCGCCCCCGCACATCCGCCGGCAGGGCGTCACGGCCTTCCTGCACCGCAGCAATGATCCGCTGCGTCGTGGTGGCCGGATTGCGCTCGATGAAGTCGCGCACCTGCCACGTGACCGTGAGTACCTGGGCGGTGTCCGGGTCCGAGAGCGTGCCGGCCCGGTTCGCCGCGATAGCTGCGGACGACACGTCATTCACGATCCGCACGGCCTGCAGTTGCCGATACGCGGGCTGCGCGTCTGGGGCAATGTTCGGGGCACAGGCGGCCAGCGCCAGGCCCAGGATGAGCCCAACCGTAGCCGTCAGGCGTCGGTAGCGAATCGTCCGCATCATCTCATCCCTCCTTATCCCGCCACCGTTCCGCCGTCGGCACGAGCTGCCCGCCGACGAATGCGGCAATGACCGCCGCGAGATGGACAAACGCCTTGCCGACGAACGCCGGCGTCGTCACCGGGTCCCAGCTCGACAAGTTTGCCACTTCCGCACCAATGAGTGCCATCGTCATCCCGACCGCCGCCAGCACCGAAAACCAGCCCTGCGTGGTGCGCGTCATGCGTGTGCCTCCTGCCAGCGCCGCAGCGCGTCCCCCTGCGGCTTGATGCGTCCCTCGACGTCTCGCAGCCCGAAGCGATCCTGCCCTTCCACGGGCCGGTCCCGCGGAATGCCATCATTGAGCTGATAGTGACAGACCAGCACGACCTCCGGCACCGACTGCCAGAAGGCCCAATCATGCGCCAGCTCCTGGGCCGCCTGGTCATCGGTCAACCGGCGTGTGGTGCCAAACAGCCACCGCAGCCCGAACAGCCCGCCCCACGACTGGTCGGCGGTATGCACGCCGGTTTCGGTGATGGCGAGCGGCAGACCCTCCGCGATCCACCGTCGAAGCTCCTGCGAGCGAGACGTGTGCGGTGCGGGCGCGAGCCCCGCGTCGAGGCGATGGATGTAGCGGTGGACACCAAGCAGGACCGCGTCCGCACGCGTCCACGCCTGGCAGTCCATCGCCTGCCAGTAGCGCCAGCCCCGCGCCAACGTCTGACTCACGGAGCCGACGATGATCGCCTCGGGACAGCCGGCGTCCCGGAGTGCGCCCACCACGGCCCGCGTCAGGCGCCCGTAATCCGACGCCCGTGTCTGCCACGACGGGGCAAGATCCGGTTCGTTGCCGAGCTCTAGCGCCGTCAGCGCCACGCCAGCGTCTTGGCACTCCCGCCACACCGTGACCGCGTGGGCCGTAGCCTGAGCCGCCGTGTAGGCGTGTCGCTCGATCCCGAGGAGCACCACCGGCCGGAGCCCAGACTCCGCACACTGTCGGAGAGCGGCCTGCCGAAGGTCGGGCGCCATGTCCGGGTCGGCGCCCCGGCGAATCACCGAGACGCGCATGTACTGCAACGCCGCTAGCGCACTCGCGTCGAGCAGATGCCGAAACCCCGCATTCACGCCGAGCGTCATGGTAACCCGTTCCCGAACGACCGGAAGCCCATCCCGTGGGCTCCAGTCGCAATCGACCGCACATACTCGGCGTCGATCGCAGCCGGATCATTGATCGCGTGATACGCGACCGTCTCGAACAGGCACAGCCCCGGCCGTCCCCGCTCCCGTGGCCGCGCGAACCAGTCCGGCCCCTGCGCCACGGGGCCATGCGTCACCACCGGCCCGCCGTGATCGCGCGTCTGCCAACCATCCGCCGCCAGCATCGGCGTCCCGAGCGCCAGAAAGCGATCCGCCGCTTCAATCGCCACTTCCATCCACGCGGGCTGGCCGAACGCGTCCCGGTCGTCACGGCCCGTCGACGGCAGTTGCAGGAGGAAGACGTCAAACTCCGCGCCCCCGCGCTCGAACCAGCAGTTGATGTCACTGCTATACGGATCATCGTCCTCATGCGGGTTGCTGACGAACGACAACCGCGTCGGGCTCAGGTGACACGCGATGACCGCATCCGGCCCGAGGATCTGCCGCATGGTCAGCGCCGCCGCATCGAATTGCCGCGTCGTCCAGCCGCCCTTGACGGCCTCGAATCCGCAGACCCAGACGCATGACGACACGAGCCCCGCATCAACCGCCCACTGACACAACGGCGCAATCCGCGGCAGGTTCACGTCACCGTGGTCGCCACTTGTCAGGAACACGATCGGTATCAGCCGGCGACCGAGCAGCGTCCGACAGAGCGCGGCGAACACATCCATCTCGCCTGCCGCGTAGAAATCCCGGCGCGGATAGAGGTCCCGATAGCCCGCCTCGACGGCCACCGCGCAATGCGTCGCCCCGATGCCGACGAGTCGATCGATCCACTCGTCCTGTTCGGCCGTCGGGAGGCCGCCGATCGCCGGCGTGAAGATGGCGCGGTCCCGCGAATCCCGCAGCGAGCAGAAGTCCGTCTGAATATCGAGTCGCGCCGTTCGTGACGGCACCCAGGCCGGCGGCGCAGGCACGGGCGGCGGCGCAGGGACCACAGGAGGCACAACGATCGGTGGCATGGGCTTTGGGCGCATCGACATCGCCCGTCGCAGCCGCCGCAGGATCGACAGGAGCCCCATGACGTTAGCCGGCATCCCGCGGGTCATACTCGACGTGGAAATGTTCGTGCGGCCCGCCCTCATCCTCGAGCAGTAGGTCGTAGCCTTCCCCTAGCCGTTGCCGCAGATGGTCCAAAAAGTCCCGTTTGCTCTGCGGGCTCGGGAACGTCCGGCTGCGGATATCGAGCGCCGCGCCTTCGTAGTGCTTGCTCGTCGTCTTGTGTCGCCCGTCTTCCCCTGACGTGATCACGATGTCCGCCGGGTCCGTCCACCGCTGCGCGACGTTCGCCACGGCCGCGAGAATCGTCAGCGACTTCGGCGTCACCCCACCTTTCACTTTCACAAAACTCATGGCCGTCGCTTCAGTTCGTTGACGTGCAGCCACAATTCCGCGGTCTGCTTACTCTGATGTTCGATCTGGGTCGCCAAGCGCGCGAGCTCAGCCCCGTCCCTCGCGACAAAGATCCCGCGCAAGGCCTCCGGAATCTTCTGGATTTGATCGCCCAGGTCACTCATGGCTTGCCCCGCGCGATCCAGCCGCCCTTCGATGGCGGCGATGCGCTTCGCCAGGTCGTCGAGGTCGGTCAGTTTCTGCCCACTCCACATCCCCGCTCGCATGGCGACTAGGAGCACACCGACCAACCCCATGACGGCGGTCTGGACGATCTGAAACCACAGATAGACGGTGTCGGCGGTCATCGCGCACTGAGCACCACAATCACTTGCGCCAAGTTCAGGAGCCACCCGGCCGTCAGCAGGATCAGGAGCGCCCCAAGTGGGTCCGTTGAGATCCAGCGCCGCATCACCGCACCCCCGGAGGTCGTGGGCCCAACGTGACCGTGGGCGGCGCCGGCGCCTCCGGCTCGGGGAGGTCCGGTGGGGCCGTCGAGAGCAGATGCACCGCCAGTCGGCCTGCCACCCCGGCGCTAACCCCGAGCGCCTTCGCAATCCGATCCGCATAGATCGCCACGCGGCTCATGAGTGCTGGGCTCAGGCCTGCCCGGAACGCCAGGGCCATGAGAGCGGAGTCCTCGGGATTCTGGCCAGCGGCGATCCCGCCGCCGAGGAGCATCCCGGATGTGACATTTTTCCACCCGTGGAACTTGTATTGATTCGCCTCCCGCTCGACGGCCTGAACGACCGCCTTCGCGGCCGGGATGAGCTTGGCTTCGCGGGCGTTGACGAGCGCATAGGGCGCGGTCGCTCCGCCTGCTTGGCCTTCAATCGCGGTGCGCGCAAGGAATGCACCCTGCTTCTCGGCCGCTTCGGTGGCGGCGGCGTTCGGCGCACCATAGCTCGCGCGGGCGGACGCTTGAAGGCCGCGCTTGACGTCTTCGGCCGCCGGGAGCGGCACGCGCACGGCCGTCGGGCGAATGCCGGGCGGGATGCCGAGCGACGGATGCGCATCGATGCGGTCGGCCACGCGCAGCACGGCCTCATAATCCGACAGGTCCACGCCCGGCTTGTAATAGGTTTTACGGCCCCACGCTCGGAGCCCGTCCGCCACGGCCTTCAAATCGACACGCCCGGCCGGATGCTGCGCGAGTAACCGAGTGGCTTCCGCCTTGAGCGCGGTGATCAACCGGCCCGCTTTACCCGTGAGCTGCCCTGTCTCATTGTAGGCCGCACCGGTCGGCGAGACAGGAAGTCCTTCCCGGATCACGGTGTCAACAATGGTCCGCGCCTCGCGGATATTCTTGCTCGCCAGCGACGGCTTGAGAAACCCGCGCACGAGGCCACGCGCACCAGCCCGGATACCGGACGTGACACCACGCGCCACCGCGGGCATGGCCGCCGAAACCAGTCCGGTCGCGGCCACATCACGCCCGGACGCCTCAGGCGTGGCCGCTTGCAGGGCCCCCGTTACACCGGCTTTCGCGGCCTGCCCCAAGAGACCCCCGGGCCCGGGGATCGTAAACTCGCCTAATTGTTCGAGGAAGGCGCCGACCCGTTCGCCCCGATTCGCTGGCGTCACGGCCGACGGTGCCAGCTCCAGGGGCGGGACGATCTCGTCAAGCGCCGCCACGCCGGGCACATGCGTCCTGGCGAGTGTGCCCAGATTCGTGACTCGCCGCAACGCTTCCTTTCCGACACCCCTCACGATATCGGCCACCCCGGAGAGCGTCTGGCCGAACGGAGACAGCCCGGCATCGGGCAGCGCCGTCGGTGTCGCTGGCGGGGGTTCGCGGGTCTCTGGTGGGTCCTGCGCGTAGAGTTGCGCGAATAGCTGTCGCACGACCCGTTCCGGGGGCGGACTGGGTCCCTCTATCTCGATCGTGCGCCCAGTCGTGGGGTCTGTGATGCGATAGACCGGCACGGCTACTTGACCTCACGGAAGGTATAGGGACCGATGGTGCCGGAGCGCGGCTCGGCGCGCGAGGGCACGGCCTCAGACACGAATTGTGTATAGTCCAGAAACGAGGCCAGCTCATCCGCGCGCGCGCCTTTGTTGGCCGCATCAATGATGTACCGGATGGCCGCATACTTCGCCTGCCGAATATTGAGCGGATCGGTGACGCGAGGGGCCAGGCGCGCATAGCGCGTCTGTTCACGCTCAGCCAGATTGCCCACTTCCCCTGATGACCGTGCGAGCGCCGGGAGCAGACTGTCTGAGACCGCCTTGTAGAGCGTGGCTGGCGTGTCTTCCCCAGTCAACGCGGCCCACCATTCTTGTCCGCGCCCCGCGACGCGCCCGGCAATACCGGTTCGCTGGGTCAAGTCGCGGTCCAACGCCTCTAACATCGTCAGTGATGTCGTCAACCGTGTGATGCCGGCGCGCATGCTGGGCGTGGCCTCGTGCGCACCCGTGAAGTCAAATCCTCGCGCGGCCAACCCAGGAATGAGGCTTTCCTTCATGGTGGGGGTCAGGCGATCGAACAGCGCGGGATTGTCAAGAATCACCGGAATAAGCGGAGACTCTCCCGAGGCACCTGTCCCTGCGGGGGCCGGCTGGTCGCGTTGAGCTGCGTGCCGCTTGGCTAACTGTGCGCGCCACCACGCTTCCGCCTCGTCCTGCAAGGCCATGACGAGCGCGGGCGTGAGTTCCTTCCCCTCGGCAATCGCTTGCGCCTGGAGGGCTTCTAACCGTCCCTCGATGCCCGCCTTGTACTCTTTGGCGAGCACGCCCTTCGGCGCAAAGATCGGGGCCCCATCCGCGTCCGTCCCGATCAGGCCCGCCAGCGCGCCCACCTGCCACACCGGGACCCGCTCGGGAATCCCGTCCCCGTCCCGGTCAAAGAGGATCACACCCTTGGTCGCCCCGTCGGGATTTTCTTCGTAGGCCTTGCGGTTGGCACTCAGCCAGTCGGAGAAGACTTCCTTGGCCTTTGCCTCGACATTCGGCCGCACTTTCGGCACGACCCGCCGGAGGCTATTGGGGTCCACCCGATATCCGAGCTGCTGCAATCGTGTGGTGTAGGCCTGCAACAGCCCCTCATAGGCATCAGGCCGGGCGGCGGCGGCCGCGGCAAACTCCGTCAGCGTCTCCGCATACAGTTGGCCCCGCGCCGCGACCTGTCGCTGTCGTTCAGATGCCGCCGCCTGATACTGGTCCGCCGCGACTTCATACTGTCGCTGCTGTTGCTGTTGGTCGAGGTCGCGCTGGCGGTCCTGCTCGGCGAAGTGGCCGAGCATCCCCTGGCCGAAGCCGTAGGTCGGCCGGCCCCCGAGCGCCGCCCCAATCAACGTGGCCGCCGCGAGGATCTTCCGCCGCTTCGTCTCGTCCGGCCCGGGCACCATCGCGGGCGGAACGGGTGGCGTCACGGCGAGCGGGGGCACCCCGAGCGCTTCATCGTCCAGCGCCGGGGGCGGCAACCCGTCATAGAAGTCTTGCACGCTCACGCGAAAATCTCCCCGAGCAGACTCGCCAGCATGGCCCAGAATTGCGCGTCCTGTTGACGCTGCATGTTCGCTTGCGCCAACGCTTGTTGCTGAAACTGCTGTTGCAAATTGAGGAGTTGCAGCGGATTCGACGGGATCAGGGTTTGATTCGCCGCGGCGAGTCGGCTATCCGCCAACGCCGGAATCTGCCCCATCAGGTTCACCGCCTGCAGTGCCCGTTGCTCATTGCCGGCGAACCGTTCATCTTCGAGGCCAACCGCTCCCCGCGCAATCCCGGCCTGCGCCTGAGTCATCAACTCTGCAAACTGCCGATCAATCTCCAGCAGGGCCGCCTGGAGCGGGCCCGAGGTCATCGTATGGCCCATCGCCGCATACTGTTCGATGGCGCGTTGCTTCTGCGCGTCGCGTGCGCGGGTCAGCGGGTCGAGCTGCTGCGTCTGGAACAGTTCCAACTGACTCGGCGTGTAGCCCAGTGGGCGCGGCGTGGTTAGTTGCCCTGTGACCTGCCGCAGTAGGGCCTCCCAGTCCATCGTGGCCGGGTCGGAGAACACAGTGCCGGTGCCCGAGAACCCACGAGCCAGTCCGGAAGGTTGACTGCCACCGCTGGTCCCGCCGCCGGAGGCGGACGCGAGCCCCGAGAACATCGACCCCGCGTCAGCACTGCCGCCGCCAGACCCATAGCCCTGCGTCCCGAAGTCCTGCCCGGCATAGGGCCCGCCGCGCGCCACATCGGACCCGCCCGCCAGATACCCGAGCATGCGTTGCCAGGTGTAATGAGGGTCTGTCGCCCAGTGCGATGCCCAATAGTCCGCCGTGTTGTGCGGCTGGCCCTCATAGGCAATCTGATTGGCGTAGGTCACCGCGTCCTGCAGCGACCCCGGCAGTTGGGTGTAATCCCAGATCGGCGTACTGGGGGCTGTGGGCGGCGCACTCTCGGCCGGGGTGGGCGTCGTGGGAGTCACCGTTGGCCGGGGCCAGATACTGATCGGCGTCGTCCGCGTTGCGGTCGTCTCAGTGATCGGCGTGCCCGCATGATTGGGCCTGACCAGCGGCGAGTCCGCGACGGGTTGCGTCATGGTCGAACGATGGGCGAGCGCAAAGAGGGACATGGGCTCAGCCTCGCTTCACATAATCCGGCAGCCCAGCAAAGGCTTGCCGAGTCGTGGCCTGAAAGAGCGGCTCCTGCGACCGCATCCGCCGCATCGCGTCCTGTAACAATTCGGAGAGTTCCGGGGGCACGCCGACCGCTCCGGTCGTCGGCCCGGAGGCCGGGCCCCCACCCATCACGGCGCGGCCGATGACCGGTGTAGCTGCCGTGATGGCCGGGCCCAGCCATGACGGCAGACTCGCCAGCGCACCACCGATACCCCCACTCGCGGCCCCGGTGGTCGGCACGGTCAGACCGGCGGGCGGCGCGGGAGGCGTCACCGCACCGCCGCCCGCTAGTGTCGGGCCCAGATTCATGGCCGAGGCGGTTCCGGTCGCCCCGCCCCCGACGCCCGCCAGGCCCAGACCCGTCACGCTCCCCACGGCCACGGGCAGAATCCAGTCCTTGTTCCGTTCAAAAAAATTGTCGCGGGTAATGTCCACGGACGTGCCGAGCGACGGATCGAAGCGCCAGTTATAGTCCTCGGGCAACCGGATACCCCGCGCCGCCATGGCCTCGAAGAACGCGATCCGCGCCCGTTGGCCGTCTGCGGAAAACACACCCGTGGCGTTCACGGCCTGCGCTAACCGCTGGAGTTCCGGGTCGCTGGCAATCAGGGTATTGATTTGTCGTGCGAGATCACCGCTAAGATCTTTCGCCATTGTGTCACCCCCGCCACGTCGTGGTCGCGCGGTTCAGCCGGTCGCGGGTGTGCCCGATGTAGGCATCCCACAGTGCTAATTCCCGCTGCACCGTGACTGGCGTCTGCCACCAGGGCCGCGTGGCGAGCTGCGCGACCGCCCGATCCCGCTTGACCGTATAGCGGTGCAAGTCCCATTCGAGCCCCGCGAGAAATGACTGCGGCCGGGGTTCGAAGGCATATTGGAAGTCGCTCGTCAGGACTGGGGAGGCCTGCGGCAACCCAATGACCGCCTGCGAAGTCTCGTAATACCGCATCCCATCCGCGACCGTCTCGGTCAGCTTTCCCGCCCCGAGCGCGCGCCCGATCAAGAACTCGAACTGTGGCCGTTGCTCAAGATATTCATGTTGCGTGGCGAGATGAATCCCGTAAATGCGGATGTCCGTATACCCCTCCATCAGCAGATGCGCCAGCATCCAAGCCGGTGATGAAGTGAAGTACCGCCCGAAGTGCTCGACAATGGCGTCCCGCGGAAAGGCCCGCGCGGTCGGCCAGGTGGCCGATGCGGGGCACTGCACGCCATGACCCGGATGTAGATACACGGGGATGGCCTGCCGAGACAGCCACTGCAGATGGTCGGCAGGGCGCACGTAATGTCCCGGGGGCACTTGGTGCGGGTAAACCAGCGCCTTGGGCGGCACGCTCACGAACTTGTCAAGCGGATGCAAGTCATACCAGCGATCCGCGCGGACAAAGCCGTCCATCCGATAGGCGTCATTGAGGGACACCAGCAGCCGGTCCTGGTCCGCCCACGGTGTCAGTTTCCAGGACGGGGCCGTGCCGATGATCGCCGCTTTGGTCATCACACCTCCACAAACACGCTAAAGACGACCGACGTGCTAGGACTCGACAGATAGATCCGCCGCGTGTCCGGCGCGCGGCTCACGGTCAAACTCGGCAGGGCACTATTGACCTGCGACAAATCGAGAAACGGCACGACCTGCGTCGGCACTTGATTGAGCCCATGTTCAATCGAAAACTCCGTGTTCGCGTCGGCGGCCGTCGTGCTACTGAACCGATACCACGCGGCATTGGCGGCCTTGACCCCCGTGCCGAGTTTCCAGGTGTCGAGCAGATGGTCGAACGCGGGGATTAGCGTTTGCTTGACTTCCGGGTCCAGCCGGTTCAAGAGCGTGGCGATGTAGCCCTTCGAAGCCATGCGTTAGAGTCCGACGACCATGACGCTAAACGGCACGTCATCGGGGACCGTGCCCGACGACACCTGGACCTGAATGCCTGTGGATGCCTGGCTGACCACGGCTAGACTGATCGACACCGCGCTCGTCCGCGGCGTGGCGACCACCGCAAAGGCGCTGCTTTGCAGGGCCGTCGCGAATTGCAATTGATAGAGCCCCGATGACGGATGCGTGACGCTGGACATATTGAAGGAATCCAGCAAGGGGCCCGCCGAGGAGACCTGAGCCCAGGCCTTGATGATCGAATTAGTGTAGACGGTTTGCGCGGCAGGCGTGGCGGGCGCGGCGCTCGACAGCGTGAGCCGCCGGGCCGTGAGCAGCGCCACGCTGGCATTGCTGCTGGTGAGCGGCGCGGTGCCATTCAGGAGCCCGTCTTCGATCGCGGTGACTTCATCCTGCAGATCGTTGATGTGCGCGGCTTCAATCGTATGCCCACTGGCCCGATTACTAAAGGTCTTGACCGCACCGGGATAACTGGCCGCCATGGGTTACTCCGAAAACGCCCGGCTGGCCGTTTCCGGCACCAGCCCAGGATGGTAGGAATAGAGCCGGAAGGCTTCTTGGCCGGTGTAGGTTAGTTTCAGGACGAACGTCCGCCCGTCCGCGCCGAGCGGCAACATGCGATGAAACTGCCGCCGCCCCGTCCCGGCATACGTCGCGGACCCATACGTCCCGCTGCCATAGGCCGCCAGGCCCGTCCCGATGGCAACACTTTGTGTGCCTTGCGACACCCCATCGACGACCGGCTCAATGGAGCACGCGCCCGCATGTGGCTCATACTCCCCCCGCAGATCGACCCAGCGCCCGCGATGCGTCCCGAGCGTCAGACCCGGCCCTTCATAGGTCGCCGTCATATGCCCGCCGTTCGCCGTCGTGCCCGTGGCTTCTTCGACCAGTTGGGCCTGCGATGAGTGATACGAAAACAGACGTTGCCGGTTGCCCACCGTCGGCTCCGGGCCGTTCCAGAGGCAATAGCCGCCCACGGTGCGATCCGTGGCCGTCCAGGCCGGGCGTTCGGTCGTCCGCGTGCGGTTCAGGTCCATGACCCACTCGCCGCGCGTCCCGCTGGGATACCGCCGACTGACGGCAATCCGGAGTTCCTTTTCGTTTTGGTGATAGACCATCGGCGTGGTGGCCAGTTCGGTCGCGCTCGCCTGGGCAATGTAGTCCTGCCATGCCGGTTCGATATCGAACGACAGCAGGCGGTCCGTCGCGCCGTCGAAGATGTAGATTCCGGTCGCGCCGGCATGCACCACCCCGTTTTCAATCGGCACGACGGCGTTCTGTCCCAACGCGCCATCTTCACTCGCGAGAGTCGGCCGCACTTCGAAATCGAGTGAAGTTTGCCCGAGAATGACGAAAATCTTCGTATGCCCGAACACGAGCAGCGTATCGCCCAACGGCACGAGCGCAACAATGGCATCCCCGCGTTCGAACGGCATGTCGATGTAGAACAGCCCCGGCCACGATTGCGGCTGAAAGAGCTGGGTGAAGTGCAGGCGGTTGGTAACTGTCGCGCTGCGTGCCCACCAGCGATTCTTCCAGACCACCCCGAACGACAGCACGGGCGGCGCATCATGGTCTATCGGCACTTCGTCATTCGTGGTCCAGGTCGTGGACGTAATGATCGCGGTGGACGTCGCCCCGGCGGACTGGGCCTGACTCGAAATCTTCCGGAGGATGGTTTCGCCCGCCGACACCTTCCGCGCATAGAACACAAGCGCGTCGACTTGGGGATCGGTCGAATTGTCGACGACGACCTTGATCGCGCCGCTGCTCGCCGAGAGGGTGATCGTGGAGGCCGTCGCGCCGTTCGACTCATGTGACAGGTCGCGGTCCTTATACGTCCACGTCACTTCATAATCCCCGCTGGACAGGCCCCCCGTCGAGAGTGACGACAGCGTGGGCCCGGTCGAACTGGCCGCGATCCCGAGCTTCGTCCAGCTCGAGCCGTTCGTCGACTTGAACGGCGTGTTGCTGCCGTCCATGAGTCCCACGAGGTCGCGGTCATAGGGGAAAGAGAACACGGCCGACGTGCTGAGGCCCGACAGAACGGGCGTGGTCGACGCCCAGCCGCCCGAATCCGTTTGCAGATAGAGGCCACCATGCCAGCCGAGCAGCGTGAACTGCGTCGAGGCGGCCGCCGGAATGGCCGTATTGAGGTAGACGCGCACCGCGCCTTGCGGCCGACCGGACCCCAACACGGACGTGGAAAACACCTGCCAGCCCGGCCGCACGACCAGGGCCCCCGGTTCGGTCAGCGAGAAGTTCACTAACTCGCGGGCCTGCTCGGGGTGCAACAGCGTCGGGGACGTCCGCAGATCGACCCCGGCCGACGGTCCAATGACCGGCAGCAGTTGGTAGGCTTTGCCCACCCGTGCGGGAACGGTCTTGGCGGACGTCGGCACCCCTTACCCTCGCCGGAAAATCGACGGCCGGTTAAACGTCGCCGTCGTCAAGGGCTGCGTGGGCGATGTCGTCGGAGCCGGAGCCGGGGCCTGGATCCCCGGCGTAATCTTCGGCGGCGGCGCGGCGCTCGGCGGCGGCGCGGCGCTCGGCACCGGCACCTGCAGGCCCGGCACGGACACCTGTCCGCTCGGACTGACCGGCATCGGCGCGACCCCCGGCTGGGCCACCCCCCCGCCCTGCTGCCGCAGCGCCCCGAACAACAAGGCGAGCATCTGCTCGAGCCCCAGCGCCCCAGGCACACCTGGTACGCCGGCCGACCCCGGCGCCGCCAAGAGCGGAGCCGGCGCAATTCCCCGGGCCCCATGCACCGTGGGCAGGCGCAAGTTCAGGACCTTGATGGCCTGCTGAATGGGCGACGGGCCACGGGCCTGGTCGTCCCGCTGACCGGCCATCTGGCCGGGCCCGTGCTGCGTAGGCGCAAACGTCATTCCGATCGGCATCAGCGTGTCTCCTTGATCCGCAAGGCCCCGCCAGGGGCCAGGTCCACGGCGATCGCGGGCAAGGCGTCGGGTGTCACCGACGGCCCCTGCGCCACCCCCGTAAAACGTGGGGCCGGTGCGTCGACGCGCGTCACCCGGTCACTCCCGCACACGGGACACCGCGGATAGGCCTGGACAGCCGTGTCCATCGATGCCCGATGTCCACAGGCCCACCCGACCGTCATGTACGCGGGTCCGTGCCGCGGTCACTCCCGCGACGGAAATACTGACGGGCGGGGGCCAGATGCGTCCCCCCACGGACGCGATGATCGCGCCAATACTGCGCCACATATCCGAGGAATTTCTGCAGTTGCCGATCCGACGCCTGGTCGTCCCGGCGCAGTTTTTCGAGCTGGTGCGCCGCATAATGCACGAGCGCTTGATGATAGGGGCGCAAGTCGTAGCGCACCGACGAGTTGATGGTAAACGGCTCAGCCCCGGTCGAACTCAAGTCGTCGGGCTGGCCGATATAGGTCACCCGGGCTTCCATCAGCGCCGACGAACCCGAGGAAGGCGTGGGATAGAAGCCGAGCAGCCGCTGCGGTCCGTTCCAGCGTTCATACCAGACGGTCGGCACCTGCGGACTGCCGCTCGTAAAGGTAGAGTCCGTCCAGCCCGGTTCATAACGATGTAGCCAGTCCACGGTCCGCCGGGGCAAGTCGTCGCCCGCCAGGACGGTCACCGCCGAGGACGCATCGGTATAGCGGAACTCGACCGGGACCGCAGTCCACTGCTGAAAACGCAGTGAAGGGAGCACGGTCGTGGAGTTCAGGTCATATTCCGCTGTCCCGCCGGTCAGCGTGATCGAAGACCGGATCCTGAGGCATTCGGTGAGGCGCGCGAACTCGCGCTGGCCGTCGTTCACCCCAGCCTCCCGTCGAGCGGACGTGAACAGCACCGTGCTGTCATCGGTGCCGAGTTCCTGGTCGAGCAGGCGTCCGGTGAGCGTCGAGAAGGTGGCCATCGCCTTACGTCAACCAGCTCACCGAAATCCGAGCGCTCTGCCCAGTCGAGGCCGCCTGAATGACACACTGCAACGCTTCCCCCGCCGCCGCCGCGAACAGAAAGCCCGGCGGCGCGACCGCGAGATTCGCGCCCGTCACACCCGACGACCCACTGCCAAAACCTACGCCCCAGAGATGTGTCGTGGAAGCGGTCATGAAGAGGAGCGTCGAAGGCACCGCCGCGGTGCTCGTGATACTGAACGCAAACACCCGTTGCGCGACCGCCGCCGAACTCAGCACGGTATAGAGCGCCGTCGAATTCGACGACGTGACTTCCACCGTCGCCGACTGCAGGCTGCTGATCACTTGCCGCACGAGAACGGCCGACGACCCATGCGCCGGGGTGGCGGTCGAGATCGGCTGCGTGATCGCCGCCTGCACCGCCCAGGTCGTCGAGGCTGGCGTGACGGTCGCCTGCAAGTCGGCCGCGGTTGACTGACGCACCGTGACCATCGTCGAATTCGACGCCCCGGTAATCTGGAGCGCCCCCGAGCTGTCGAAGTGGAATCCGGCCGATGAGGCCCAATTGGTATCACCCGGACGCGCGATCACGGTCCCGCTGACCGGGAAGTCCGCGCCCGACGATGCCCCGCCGACGACTCGCACATTGAGTGCCGACGAATTCGCCGCGACCGCCGCGCTGGACAGATAGGCCCCCGCAATCGAGACCAGTGACGAATGAACCCCAGCCGTCGTGGAGGCCGTAATCGTGCCGTCCACGACGTTGACCTGCAGCGCGTTACTGCTGTCGAAGGTCATCCCGACCTGCCGCACAACGACGGCCGACGACCCAGAGGCCGGCGCGGCCGATGACACGGGAGTCGCGATGTTTATGGGGGCCGCCTGCACGGCCCAGACGGTCGACGCTTGCGCCGCACTGACGGGGTTATCCGTCCCCGTCGACGAAAACACGGGCCGCATCACCAAATCGACGGCCGACGACGGGCCGCCTGCGACCCGGACCACCACGGCGGAGGAGTTCCCGGCCGGCGTCGCACTCGACAGCACCTGCGCCCCGAGGTTCACGGTCCAGGTGCCGGTCTGTGACGCGACGACCGGGTTATCCGCCGCGGTCGAAGGGGGCACCGCCCGCACATCGCCAGCGATGCGCGCGATCACACCCCATGCCGTCGAGGCCGGTGCCGTATTGAGCACGGCCGCCTGCGCGTTTGACGTGTTGGGGTCACCGAGGACGAGGATTTCCTGATGTTCCGTCGTCGACCCGCGGTCAATGACGACCGTCCCGACCCGGAAGGTGACCGTGCTGGGTTCTGCCCCGGCGATGTTACTGAAGGCCATCGTCTACCGCCCCATCGCCGCAAAGCCCTGATAGGCCAATTCGATCAGAAAGTGCGCCTGCGGATTCGTCACCGTGGAACTCGCCGCCTGGGCCTGGGCCTTGAGATCATGCACCGACTTGAGGTGTCGGAAGGTGTTCTCCGCCTGCCCCGGTTCGGCCTTGAGGGCCCGCGCATAGGGGAGCCACGCTTCCGGACGGTTAAACCCGAGCGTCTGTGCCGTGGTCCGCACAATGACCCGGGCCGTCGGCCAGGTCGGCGAGGCCATGAGGGTCAGTGCCTGCCCCACCACGGCCCGTTCCTCGCGTCCGAGCGCCCGGACCTGGCGGAGCGTCAGGAGCGCCCAGTCCCGCTCTTCGTGGGGGACCCGCCAGCCCCAGACCAGGAGCCGGACGAGCCAGCGCAGCCGGCGCCACAGATCCCGCATCACATCGAGCGGCGGACCAAATACGATCATCGACGTGACCGCGGACTGCCAGGCCGGATACCCACCGCGGCCGGCAGGCGCGACCGGTGCGGCGTAGCTGTCGCTCAGATTCCAATAGTGGCCGTGAAATTCACCGATGACGGGAGACATTCAACAGCCTCCACTGATCGTCGGGTCGGCGCGGCGTCCCCAGACGGCGACCGATGACGGCACGTCGACCCACGCCGAGTTGTCGAACGCGACCGAACTCGGCGTGACGCTGACCCCATTCGCCGCGGCGGGCGCGACGAATTGCCGATTGGTGGTCCATGGCAGGGCCATGTACGTTAGGTCAACGGCACACAGCTAATTTCGGCGAACGTATTGCCGGTGAACGTGGACGCGACGAGCACCCGCAGGCGGTCGCCCGCCTGCAGGGTCCAATAATCGGTATACTGCGCCGTCTGATTGGGCGGCGAAAACACGATCACCCGCCGGCGCACCGCCGTCGATCCAAGCGCCGTGGACGGCGCGGCTTCGAGCAGAAACGACCCGTTGGACGACGCGCCGACCTTCCACGTCACCTGAAACGTCCGGTGCGCCGTCGTCGACGGACTGCCCGGATAGAGCCCCGCATGTAACTTGGTGGAGTCAATCTCGGCCAAGAGCGTCGTCGACGCGGGGTTGGAGATGACCGCCGACCCCGCCCCCGACGAGAAGGCGTCATAGGAGGTAATGGGCTTGTCGCCCCAGTCAAACCAGGACATCGCCATGGCCCTCCACCGTTAGGCTTCCGCTCGCGTCGAACTCAGGAACCGGATATAGCCGTAGGCCCACATGCTGACATCGCTCGACACGGCCGCCGAGGACCCGCCGTGCCCGATCGTCCAGGCCAGCGTCGAATTGGCGTCCACCAGTACGCCCTCGTATTCCCCGGCTGTTGGCGTCGGTGTCGTCGACAACATCACGCCCGCCGCGCTTGAGGTCGTGGCCAGTGACGCGATCACCGCCGAGTCATCGGTCAGGTTCCACGTCGTCGTCACGCCCGTGGACCCGGACGAGCCCCGAAACCCCTTGAACTCGGTGATGAGCCACTGTTCGTAGGCCGGGACCCGGATCGATGCGACGGTCACCGTGGTCGTGTCATTGGCGGCCGGCAGTTGGTTGTCGCGATGCGCGTGCCAGAGCAGGGACTTCGCTCCATAGAGAGGTCCCGAGAATGCTGTCTTGCCCATGAACGTGTCTCCGCGTCACAAGAAGTGGGTCGGGGCAGCCGTGACGCGAGCGGCCACCCGAAGGCACCCCGACCCCGTTCTGCGCCGTCCTACGCGCCCGGCGACCCGTAGGTGTTCTGCCACGCCCACGCGCCGACGCTGAACCGGTGTCGCACTTTCCAGATGCGATTCCCCGTCCGCGCGTCCTTGTCCATCGGTTCGAGCGTGATCGGCGTGCGCCGGTAGAACGTCAGGGCATGCATGGACTTGGTGCCCGACACGAGGAACCACGCGTCGCTATCCGACAGGTGCGGATTGACGACCACCCGCCACGTCCGCTGTGTGCGGATCGTGTTCAGGTCATTGTCCGCCGATCCCGGCATCAGTTCGCTCTTGACGAGCCGGTGCGCCAGGAACTCCAGCGCCGGGGGCACGTAGAGAATGATCGACTTCAGCGGCGCGGCAAGATGCCCCGCTTCATCGACCGTCTGGGTCTGGAGGTCAATCAACGCCGTGGTCAGGGACGTGGCCGACAAGTCGGCCGCGGTCGCCAGCGTGTTGCGGGCCGTGCCCCCGCCAGCCAGCAGATGCGCGGTGTTGAACAGCGACACCCCATCCGGCGTGGTTTCGCTGCCGAACCCGTTGTTGAACGGATTCGCCGCCCGCTGTTCCTCCAGATACCGGGCCGAGAACGCCAGCCACTGGCCGGCCTTCGTCAGCAGGTTCTCGGGATCGTCCTCGAGGGCCGTCTGGGTTACCTCGAACCCGAGCCCATTCTCGGTATGCGTGAAGTCCTTGGTGAACCCCTGCCGGATGTTCTCGAAGGCATACGGCTGGCCTTCCGGCTTCGTGGCCGTCTGCGAGAACGGCACATAGGTGACCACCCGCTCGAACTTCCGATCCGAGGTCTTGATGTTGTAGATCGACGGGTAAATCCGGGGCAGCTCATCGAGCTGCGCCTTCATGATCCCGGCGACGGTCTTGTCAACATTGTCGTACAGCGCGTCAAACGTGCCTCGTGTCTGGGCCATTGAAAGTCTCCTTTAACGGCTGTAGAACGCGAGGTACGCGATCGAACTGTTGTTGGTGCTCGCGCGATCGGTGGCGAGGAACTTGAACGCGACATCGGCGTTGGAATCGCCAACCGAGCCCAACAGTTCCGTGACGACGACCCGCTGATTCGTCGCCGTGGAATCAGCCAGGTCCACGTAGACAATATTCAGCGTCGAGTCCCAGCCGAGCGAAAAGGCCGATCCGACGTTGCTGCCGGCGAGGGCCGCGCCCTTGGTCGCCGCGCGGAACTCCACATGGGGATTCGCTTCCCACACGGGAATGGTCGTGTCGACCGTCGCCGTCGAGCCGCTGATGCGTTCCGCGGCAATGCCGACGATGAGGTCTTCCGCAATGATGGCCGCCGCGCCGGTGGACTGAAAGATCCGGTGTTGACAGGTCGATGTGCGGTCATCCAGTTTGACCAGCCCGCCGACGTGAATGGTCGTGGTTGACACGCCGGTCGAAATCGGCATCCCGCGGGTGGGGAAGCTCCCCCACGGACTCCGATACGGCCGGCAGTAGGACCCTGACGACAGGGTAATCTGGGCCATGCGTGATCTCCCCTCGGCTGGCGACAGGCCACCCGAGCACTACCGTGGTGTTGGAGGAAGATGCGAAGCCGGTCCCGCTGGTCTTCCGTTCACCAGCCGAACCCGAATCACGCCCAGATCGACGCGGTGGCGACCCGCGAGACGAACGCCCGGTGAAAATGCCGGCGGCGACCCGGCCCGTCCCTGCGACGGATACGACTACGGCGGGAGAGGGAGGACTCCCGCCGGCGTCGACACAACGCCCGTGCGCGTTATGGCGTCGTCGGCGCGGCGACCACCGACGACGAACCGACGCTAGCAGATTTCATCCGTAATTGCAACACGGGCACCACTTGTTGTAGCACGGCCAGATCCGCGAGCCCCATGACGAGACCGGGTTGCCCAGAAACCAGTGACAGATGCGCCGTCAGATGCCGGTTAGCTGGCGTGGTGCCATGCCAGTCCCAATAGAACCCGATCGAGGGTGTGCCGAGGCGAAGGGCAAGATGGGCCAGCCCGCCATAGGTCCCGACGAATCCCAGCGCCCGCGCCATCACGGCCGCCTGCGTGCCAAGCACCGTGTCTGGCGTCAGGCGCACGCGGTCCGACAGATAAATGACCCGATCCGACCGTTCTGGGTGGTAGTCGACATGCTCGTCAGGACTGTCCGCATTGAGGATGACAACGTGAAACTGCCGGGCCATCTGCCGAATAGCTTCGCGCGCGAAATCGGTCGTCACCGGCAGGACCGGATAGGTCGCCCGCGCATAGAAGCGCACGGCCACATACGGTTCGGGCAGTGTCAGCCCGTCCGGGAGCGGGGGCGGCGCCACCCGGCCAAGGTCCATCCGGCGCAGCACCCAGCGCAGCCCCCGTTCGGTCTGAATGAACGGCTCCAGGTCCGCATACATCCACGCGGGATGCAGGACGCGATACCGCCGGAGGCCAAGCGTCCGGGCCACATCCCGCAGCACCTGCCGATCAAACGGCGTGACCGTCAACTGCTTCGCCCAGCCCGTGCGCCGCTGGTCCAGGCGCACCTGAACCGCGACTTCGTCTGGCGTCCGCAGACCGTAGAGTTCTACCCCTCGCGGACAGCCATAGAGGACTCCCGTCCCGCCCCGCGCGATCGGAATGACCCGCGCGGGATCAATCCGCCACCGCTTCATCCACTGCGCGATCCACGGTTGCCAGTAGAAGGCTTCATAGCCGAGTTCGCCCCGCCAGGGGCCGACAAGAATTGGTGCCGACGTCGACGCGAGAGACCGCGCATAGGCCGGCCACAGCGCCCGCCGGAGACGCACGACCCGCGGCCACGGCGTGGGCCCCGGCGGCGCCGCCGAGACCGCGGGCGCGGCCGCGCCGCTCGAGGGCGGGTCCATCGGAATCCTCGGAATCACGAGGTCAGACACAACGCCTCCGGATGCGCCGCCGCCAGGCGCACGGCCCGCTCCCAATCCTCCTCGGTGTCAATGTTCACGCCTTCCAGTCCTTCGGTGAACAACGGCGCCACTTTCCGCCCGGCAATGGTGCCGTGCTCGAACACGTTCGCGGACCACGCGAGGTCCAGGGCCGCATTCTGGACGTAGACTGGTGGGAGCGCTTGCGTGGGGGACGAATGCCACGGCGTTCCATCCGGATGGGTCCGGTCCACATAGGGCCGTAGGGGATACCCCGGCCCCGCCCACGTCCACATCTTCCCGGGATGTTCGGTCACGGGCTGCACGGCCCGCACGCTGTCACAGGTCGCGTCCGGTTCACGGAAGATGCGCCACGCGCGCCGCATCGTCGCGCCCGTGCGGAACGGATTCGTCGGGCGCACAATGGCAAAGATGTGCGGGCGCGGGTGGAGGCGGACGATCACGTCGCGGACCCAGGGATAGTCCGGCGTGTCGTGGCGGGCCAAGTCGGCCGCCCGCGCGAGCGCCGTCGCGCCATAAGCGCTCGCCACGCGCAAGGTGTCCTCATCCTCGGACGACACATACACCCCCGCAAACAGGCCCGATTGCTGGGCGGCCGCGATCGCGTGCGCGACCAGCGGATGACCATTGAGCCGCCGCAGATTCTTCCCGGGGCAGCGTTGCGACCCGCCGCGCGCGGGAATCAGCGCGACGGCGCGCCAGTCGTTGGCCATGTCGTGGGCAAGCCCCCGGTGTCTGGCTCCCCGAACGCGGCTTCGACGCGGACACGATCGTCATAGTGGGGAGTCGAGGTTTCCACAAACACACAGTCGGTGACGGCGGTCACCCGATGCACCGCCCCCGGCGGAATGTGAAAGGCCTGCCCGGCGCCCATTGGCTGCCGCACCAGTGTGCCCCCAATCACCGAGTCCACGAGAGCCGACCCGGACAGCAGGTAAAACGTCTCGTCCTTCTCAACATGGTATTGCAGGCCGCCCGCCGTGCCCGCGCGCATCTGCAGGAGCTTGCCGAGATAGCGCGGCGTTTGGGCGATAAAGATTTCTTCGCCCCACGGTCGCGCGAGCACCTGCGGCGCGTAGGGGGCAATCGGGATGTCGTGCTCAGCCAATCTTCCATCCTTCCGGCGTCTCGCGCCGCGTCATCTTGGCGAGCGGCGCCGCTTCGCTCGCATAGACGCGCTTCACCCCGTCCCCGAGGGCTGTGTGGAGCTTCGCCAGATCATCCACGAGCGTGCGCAGCCCTTTCGGTTCGAGCGAGAACCCGTGGTCCGTGCCCTTGCCCCCGCGGTCCAGCGTCACATGATGTTCAAGGATACGCGCGCCCAAGGCCGCGGCGACCAGCGACCACGCGATCCCGGTCGCGTGCGACGAAAAGCCGATCACCGTGTCAGGATACCGCGCGCGGAGCGTCTCAATCACCCGCAGATTCGCCTGCGCCGGCTTCAGCGGATAGGCCGCCGTGCAATGCAAGAGCGCATGGGGCGCGCCCGCGTCCGCCAGCAGGCCGTGCGCGCGGTCAATCGTGTCCAGCGACGCCCCGCCCGTCGAGACAATCAGCGGCACACCCTGGTGAGCCGCGTGCGTCAAGAGCGGGATATCGGCAATGCCACCGGAGTGAATCTTGATCGCGGGCACGCCGATCCGCATCAGGGCATCCACGGACCATTCATCAAAGGCCGTGGCGAAGCAGGTGACCCCGTGGTCGATGGCCTCATCGAAGAGGCACGCAAGGTCGGCTTCGGACAGCTCAAGCGCCCGCCGGTGCGCCCCATACGTCGGCCCGTAGCTGTGTTCATGGTCATACGGCGCGGCGAGGAGCGCCGACGTATAGAGGCGGTCGGTCTCCCGCTTCTGGAACTTGACAGCATCGACGCCGGCCTCGGCCGCCATCTGCAGCAGCGCGCGCGCCTGGTCGAGCGACCCGCCGTGATTGTTGCCGAGTTCGGCAATCACATAGCCTGGCGTGTCGTCGGCAATCCGTCGATGGTCAATGACGAGTTCGCGCATGCCTACGGCCTGAGCACCAGCGCGATATAGGGCCCGTCGGGATGCGTGGACGTGAAAAACTGCCGGTCGATGACGCGCCAGTCCTGAATTACCCGCTGCTGGAGGTCCGCCTCGTTGTAGGCGCGGAACGGCGTCGAAGGGCCGTCCGGCCGATAGGGCACATCGAGATACATCACCCCGTCCGGGCGCAACCATCGCTTGAGGTATTGCATTACGGTGATATCGCCGTCCGGGTCGACGTGGTCCCCGTAGCGACCGATGCCGACGTGTTCGATCACGCTGATGGCGACCACGACATCGAAACTCTGGCGCGGAAATAGCTCCGGTCCCGCGACGAGCAAATCCTTCTGCAACCAGACATCCGCCGCGGGCCGCTCGACGAAGCGCTGATCGAGGGCCGTGATCTGCACGTCCGGCCGACGGGCCTTGAACGGGGCCGACCAGTCCACTTCGGCCGCGCCGATTTCGAGGATCCGCGCCCCGAATGGAATAGGAATCCGGCCCGCATACCACATCTCTTTGAAAAATCCGACACACAGATCGCCGCGACACCACTCGCCCAAGCCGTCGTCAATCGCGTCCGCCCCTACCGGGGCCCGACTGCTGCTATGGCCGCCGCCGATGCCGTTGCGATACATAGCCGTTCCACGAGGCGATCCCACGAATGGTCCGCCGCCACCCGTCGCGCCGCCTGCGCCACCCGTGCCTTATCGGTCGGCCAGACATCGAGGCGGTTCACGTCATACACCGTTGTGCCATGCACGAACGCCGCAGGGGAGTCGGCGTCCAGATTCGTGATGAGACACCGCCCCCACTCGAGCGCCATCCACGCCGTCGTATTGTTGGCGCGCACGGCCGGATCGTAGAACACGGCCACCGCCACGACGCGCGGGAGTTCGCGGATCAACGCCGTGTCCGAAAGTTGCCCCAGCACGGTCACGCGCGCGCGACCGGCATCGTGATAGCCGCTCCCGAACACATCTTCGAATTGTTCGATCAGTTGCCGCTCGTCGGCGGGCTGGCCGTGGTGGACCGAATACGACACGAGCAGCTCGTAGGGATCCCCATCCGCATCAAGGAGGTCTTTCAACCGCCGATACCGGTCCGCGTCGAACTTATGCAGCATGCCGAAGGTGAGAATCGCTCGCGGAGCCTGGTCGAGATGCGTCGGCGTAATGGTGGACGGGCACCAGACGGGCACCACGTCCGCGCGCAGATGGCTGGCGCGACGCATCAAGGTCGCGTTCGCCGCATACACTGTGGTCGCCGCGTGAACGAGGCGGTCGGTCAGCCCCTCAACCCAATCATGCACGAACACACCGAAGGTGGGCGCGATCGGGTCCACGCGGCGCACGCCGTCCGCAGCCATTTCCTCGCCGCGTATCGAGTAGAGCGGACACTGACACGCGCGCGCCTCTGCCAGCGTCACCACAGGCACGCCGAGCCGCGCCGCGAGCAGAGCGTTAAACTTCGCCGTCCCGCAGGCCTGCGTGTCCGTGTGATACGACACGATGGCATCATAAGGCCCGATCACCGTCGCGACCCCCGTACCCCGTCCGCCAGGACGCCGAGGCCGCAGGCCACCAGTGCGCCCGTCACCGCCGCCACGACCAGGTCTCCCGGCGACCATCCGAGCACGAGCACGGCATCAGGCCACAGGGACACGGCTGAGCGCCTCCTCCAACACCGCCCCATCCGTCGCCGGGTGACACCCGAGCAGAAAGCCCCGCGCCGCGACGTCATTCGTCACCGGATACCGCGTCGGGTCATATCCGGCCTGCCGCATGACGGGCTGCGCGAGGAAATTGCCGGTGAGAATCGGGCGCGTCTCGACGCCACACGCCGTCAGATGCGCCACCGCCGCGGCCTGATGCGCCGCCGACGAGGCCAGTACTGGCACATACATCAGGCTCTGCCGATACCCCGTGGACGACACACCGTCATCCTCGGGAAACGGCACCGTCAATCCCGCCGCCGCCAACCAGCGCCGCATCTGGGCCGCGCGCATCCGACGGCCAATCCGCACGGCTTCGAACCCCCGCAGTTCCGCGAGACCAACCGCCGCCGTGACTTCCACCGGCCGCACGTTGTAGCCGGTCGTCACGAACGACCAGCGCCCCTCGTCCTGCCGGTCCTGCCGCTGGCGGGTCCAACCGTGCGACCGCATCGACCGGACATCATCCGCCACGCTATCCGCATTCGCGATGACCGTGCCGCCTTCGATGCTGGTCACCTGATGGGCCAGGTAGTGTGAATACGTGCCGATGACACCGAAGGTGCCGCACGCCTGCCCCGCCAGCCGTGCCCCGAACGATTCGCAGGTGTCTTCGAGCATCAACAGGCCGCGGCGTAGCAACGGCAGTGTGGCCTGCGCGGGACAACCCATGACATGAATGAGCACCACCCCCGCAATCGACGTGGGCACCTGGTCCGCGTCAATCCCCAACGTGTGCGGTTCGATGTCGACAAACACGGGAACGAGGCCCCGCTGCACCAGCGGCCACACGCTCGTCGGCCAGCAGAGCGCGGGCACGGCAATGCGGTCACCCGCCCGCCACACGCCCCGCCCGGATGACGGCGCCACGAGTGCTTCGACCGCCAGCAGGTTGGCGCTCGAGCCGCTGTTGACCATGATCGCGTGCCGCGCGTTCACCGCCGCCGCGATCGCCTGTTCGAAGGCTTCGACCCGGGCGCCCATCGTATGCGCACCGGACTGCAGACAGGCCACGGCGTCCGCGACCGCCTCTGCCGTCACCCCATCCGGATGGGTCAGGGGGTAGCGCCAGGCCATACCACGTCCGCACAGCGCGGCACATCGACGACATCCACAAAGATGATCTGGGTCCCGGTCGCGGCGGCGGCGCGGGTGACGCCTTCGGCTTCGAGCGCGGGCCCGGTCCAATCGGACGCTTTCACAAACCACCGGGGCCGCAATTCATCGATCAGATGTGCCACCCCACGTGGTCCGTGGACCACGACGGCCGACACCCAGCGGAGCGCCTTCACAACCTGCACCCGTTGCGCGACCGTCCACCGGGGTTCCCGACGTTTGATGTCCCGGATGTAGTCATCGCACGCCACCGCCACGACCACATCATCAGGACCCACCGCGGCCGCCTGGCGCAGATACGCGACGTGTCCAGCGTGCAGCCCGTCAAAGCACCCCGAACACAGGATCACTCCACACCCTCGGGCAGCACTTCGATGCGCTCATAACTGTCCCGCACACTGCCCGTCGGCCCAACATGCCCGTCGAGATAGGTCGCGGCTTCGTCCCCCAGCTTCTCGGACGCCGCCTGCACGAGTTGACGCTTCGTCCGCATCGGGTCCATCGCTGCCCGATTCTCGGCTTCCTTCGCCTCCTGCCGTCGGCGATACCAGTCCCGCGGCGTGTAGAGCAGGATTTCCTCGCCGCGATGCCCGCGCACCACATACCCCTCCGGACTCGCGACGAACGACACCCGATCTCGATCGGCCAACATGTCGGGGGTGACCTTCAGATAGCCCGCATCAAGATACTTCCCGAGCTGATGCCCCCCGATGCCGGTATTGCACCAGTGGGTCAGGACTGACGGGTCCGTCAGCCGTACCTCCGCATCCGGGAGCCCGAACGGATTCGCCAGGGACCGTTCCAGAACTTCCACGCTGGGGCGTGGCAGACGCGGCCCGGTGACGCCCTCGCCCTCTTTCTTGCGTGCCATCTAGTCCTCCAGAATCATTGGGCGTCCCGGCTGGAAGCCCCGCGTTTTCTCGGTCCACTCCTTTTCGGAGATCCCGCCCCGCGCCGCGACGACGCGCCGTTCGAGATCGGACAGGCGCGGCATCTGCCCCGGTGTGCCCCCCGAGGGTTCGGTCACCAGGGGCTCTCGGGACGGCGGGGCCACCGGCTGTTGTCGACTCATCGCTTCCGCCCCGAGCACCATCAGCGCGATCCCCGCCAGACTCTGTGGATCGGCCAAGGTCTGTAACCCATTGGGTTCCGCCGCCGCTCGGCGCCAGAAGGCGTCCACGGTGTCCTTTCGCACCAGCGTGCCATCCGGGAGCTTGAGTCCCAGCAACTGCCGATAATTGTTCTCGGCCTGGGCCTGCGTCCGGCTCTGCGCCAACGGCTCAACGGCCTGCTGCGCCAGCCGGCTGGCGCGCCGGTCCTGCAGGGCGAGCCAGCGACGACCCTTGTCGATATCCGCCTTGCCGTCGGCCGTGTAGAAGTCCATCAACTGGGCCGCTTCCAGGGCATCCGGATCCTCGGTCGGCGTCGCGGACGCGGGTGGCGCAGCCGGACGCGCCGCCAGAAAGTCGGGATGCTTCTGGAGGAACTCCACATATGGCTGATTGGCGTGCGCCCAGGCGCGCAATTGTTCCGCATCGGCCGCGGCGGGCTTCAGTAGGCGGTTTTCCTGCCGTAGCCGCTTGATTTCGCCCAACAGACCCGTGCGCACGCGTTCATCGGTGAGGTCGGCCGTGTCCGGATCGATCAGGGGCTCGGGTTCTGTGGCGGCGGGTGGGGCGGCGGTCGCCGCCGCCTCGGCGGCCGGTGGTGCCGCCGGCGTCGGTGCCGTGTCCGGTTCGGGATGCGTGTCTTCGATCTGTAACGGTTCAGGCATGCAGGCTTACTCCATCACGGCTAAGACATCCGATTCTTTGAGCAGGATGAACCGGGATTCGCCCTGGTTGAGGACGAGTTCCTGCCCGGAACGCCAGGAGAAGATCACTTCATCCCCCACCTGGACGCTCGGCTCATAGGCCGTGAGTTGCAGGAGGAGTCGCGCCGCATCCTTCAGGGTGTCGGCGTAGTCGTCGTCGCTGCGGGCGTAGGTGCGCAATTTGTGGGCCAGTGACGACGCGACATCGTGCAACGGATGCCGTGCGCGCCCAATGGCCACGACCGTGCCGGTCTGGTCCGGCGTCCAGTCCTGTACGAGGGCAAGGCCGGAGGCGGTTTCCGTCGGCTTCGGGGCTGGCCGAATCAACACGCGATCCGCCAGCGGGGTCAGGACCACGTCACTCACAGCGGGCCTCGTCGGCTCCACGTTTCAGGCGGCGGCACTGTCGTCAATTCCCGCAGCTTCTCTTTAGGCCGGGCAAACACCTGTTGCACTGCCTTATGCGCGGCCACCACCTGGCGAATCCGTTGGCTCGCAATCGCGTCGTTCTCGTGCGCGGCGGCCTGCCCGACGTAATTGACCAATTCGGTCTGCCACCGGTCGAGCACGTCGTGCTCCAACCACTGCCAGCCCGGCGATTTCAGCAAATTGTCGAGATGCTCGCGCAAATCCGTCATGACCGGTCGAACACCCCGAGCCGCTTGGGCACGGCTTCAGGGTCCGTCCGCCGAAACCACAGACGCCGAAACCAGGCCACGAACCCCACGAGCGCTAGCATCTCGCGGCGCGTCATGACGGCCGCATCCCCGGTGACAGTTCCGGCGTCGCCCCCAGCGGATCTGGCGCTTGTCCCGCTGCTAATGGGTTCAGGGGCGGCCCCGCGCCCGGCAGACCGGGTTGCCCCAGCATCCCGCCCATCATCCCCGGCAGCGACGTGAGCATCGTCTGTGCCAGGTCCTGCGCCGGACTCCCCAGAAACGCCTGCGGGTTCTCGACCCGGAATAACCGTAGCGCCTGCCGCGCCATCGCCCGCGCCGCCTGTGGCGTCGCGAACATTGGCGCCAGCATCGGAAACGTCCGCGCCAACATCGGCAGGGCTTGTGACAAGAACAGCACGAAGTCCTGTCGCATGAGCTGTGGATCGGCTGTCTCAACACTCCCCCGCGGCTTGAAGCGGAAGGCCCCCCGCAAGAGACTGGCCGTGATGCGTTTGTCCGGCAGGAACTGGTCAATCGGCACGCCCCGCCCTTCCAGATTGTGGACCAGTGCCGCGGGCGCTTCCAGCCCGTCCGGGTGCGCCGCCAGTGTGCGTTGCCAGATCGCATGCCGGATATCGCCGATCTGCTCCATCGCGTCCTGGAACCGCCGGATCACGACATCCATACGCACGGCGCTGTTCGCGGTCGCCATCTGCACTTCACCGAGCGTCCGCTGTTCGGTCGATATCTGCCCCGACGCGATGTCGTTCACCCCGGCGATCCGTTCCGCGGTGCGCTCCATCATCGCTAGGTGCTGGAACGCCGGCCCCGTGTAGTCCGGCACCTGCACCGGCTGCACTTCGTTCATGTCCTGCACGTCGATGACCGCCTTCGGCCCCCAGGGCTGCTCGAGCGGATCCCAGATCGCGCCGAGCATCCGCTTCATGGGGGCCTGCACGACCATCGCCGCTCGGTCCGCCGCCATATTTCGCCAAGCGGTATGCTCTTCGATCGTCGTCACGAGCTTGTGGCCGATGAACGAATAGCCTTCCGTGCAGCGGTCCGGGCGCGGGAACAAGATCACGGGGACAAAGCGGCTCCGCTCGAGGTCGTCATACTGCACCCGCAAGAGGGCCGAAGTCTGCAGATGCACCGTGGTCAGATACCACCGCGGCCCCATCGCCCGAAGTCCGCGTGGGACGCGTTCCCCGCGCGCCGCCAGCAGCGCCCCGAGGTCGACGAGCACGAGCAGTTCCCAGAGTTCTTTTTCGGCCTGATCGTCGTCGCTCGGCGCGACCGCCTGCCCGGCGCGCTCGAGGGCGGGATCGGACTCGCGGTCGCTCGTGCTGCTCATGCGGTCGACCGCGTCACGGTCATACAGGCCTGACTCGGCCCCGCGCTTGAGCGCACCCCATGGTCGCCAGAACCGCTTACCGTAGCCCCAGATCTCGTCCTGGTCGCGGGCATGCCCCGGCAAAATCAGCGAATCCCGATACGGCAGGATGCGATACACCGGCCCCGTGCGGATGCGCTCCCAGGAGTCAATGACCGTCTCGGCATACGCCTCGCCGTCCTGCGCCTCCACATAGCGCCCATCCAGCCCCATCGCGAGCTGCGGCTGCATCGCCTCGTCGTAGTAGACGCCGCCTGTCACCGGGTCGGTGTCCACCTTCGCGCGCACCGACTTCCGCACGGGGCGCATCTCCGTGCCTTCCGCGATCTCCAGCAGGCCACGCGGTTCGATGAGGCTAATCAAACTCAGGCGATCCAATACGGACTGCAGCCGTTCCTCTTCAGCCTTCCACTGGTGAAATTCCTCGACAAACGGCGCTCGTTCGGCTGCATCCCCCCAGCCTTCGACCGTCCACACTGGGTCGACCCAGATCGACCGCAGCAGCCGGGCCTGCAGCGCGTCGACCTTTTCCGAGCCGAGATAGCTCGTGAGGTCCGCCGCATCCGGCCAGGGGGCACGAGTCCGCGTGCGGGCCTGCTCATAGAGCTGGTGCCAGTAGTCGCATTCAGCCGTCGACGCGCCTCGCGCGTCAATCCCCCGCTGAATCTCGTCGCACAGCCACAGCCCGAAGACCTTCCGTTGGTCGTCATTCAGGCGGACTTCGAAGGGGTCGCGCATGGTCGCCATCCGGTCAGCCTTTCTTCGTCGGCCGCGGTCGCCGCGGCGGTCGTGGAGACTTGCGCACACCGTCTGTAAGCGCCGGAAAGACCCCCGTCGTCTGGCTCATGAGACCCCCCACACCAGCGCGCCACCGAGCGCCATCCCAACCGAGACCCACCACACGCCATCAATCCACGTCATGCGCGTATTGGTCAGCTCCCGGTAGAGTGCCTCGACCGGCGACAGCCCGCGTCCACAGGTCGGACAGCGGTCAGTAGCCACCACGCCCAACCCGCACCGGTTGCCACCGCCATGAGTCGCGATCCTGCTGCGACCGCCTGAGCGCCAGCCGCTCCTGGGCGGTCGCCCGGCGCGCGACCTGCTCTAGCGTCGGCTGCACTCCGCCGAAGTTCAGCTCGACATACTCCAGGCAGTTCATGCCGTGCTCAAACCAGCCATCTTTCTTCGGCCGGCGGACCTGCTTACTACCGACCGAGACCATGTGCTCGTCCCACACGTAGCCCGCCTCCAGCGCATCCGCGACAAACGCATGCGGCACCACGCGCGACGGGGCGATCCGCAGCCATCGCGCATCCGCCGCCACGCCAAAGGCTTCCCCGCCCGCCGTGCGCTTCCGCATCAGCGCCGCCAGTCGTTCGACCATCGCCAGCCGCACGTCGGGCGCGTTGCTATTGTCCCGCCAGCGCGGATGCAACCCATGTGTCTTGAGCACCTGGACGCCGTTCAGCCGGATGCCCTGCGAATTGTCGTGGCTCCCGGCCGGGTCACAGCACGTCATCACGCCCGCCGTGCGCGGAAACCACTGCTGCCGATACTGCAGCACGAGTGGGGCGAAGTCTTCTAGATAGAGATCCTGTCCAAGTATCCCGCCGAGGACGTGCAGCGCCCCGAGCGGGGTGTATTGGGCCCACACGACACACGGGTGGTGCTTACCGTAGTCGATCGATTCGAGCAGCGGGAGCTGGGGATCGGGAACGAGTGGTCGGACATGGAGATCACGCCGGAAGGCGTGCCCATACACCGGTTCCCCGACGACGTTCAGCCCGCGCAGGCCCAACACCGCGCTACGGTGTTTCGGATGCGCCGGCGGATACGCGGCTTCCAGTCCCGCGATCGCTTCCGGTGGCAGATTGTGCGCGTTCGCGTAGACCGGGACACTATAGTAGTGGCGCCCCGCGATCCGGTTGTCCTCGGGGAACTCGCGGGCGAGCCAGTGTCCTTCGTCAGGCGGGTTCGGCGTCAGGAGCAATTGATGGGGATAGCCGGATTGCGACAGTCGCCCGACGAGCTCTTGGTAGACGTCCGCGGGTAATTCTTCGGCCTGATCGACATACACGCCAGCGAGCGTCCGCCCGCGCAGTTTGGCGTAGCGACTCACCTGGTCCTGTGCCTTGAGCCCGAGGATATACACGCGGCTCCCGTTCGGCAGCTCATCACAGTGTGCGACCGGGTCCCACGTCGGGGTCACGCCGGCCGTGCGCAGCACGGCTCGCCACTGAGGCAGGAGCACCGATTTCGTGTCGCCATCACTGTAGCGGCAGATGAGCCAATGGATACCGGGATGATCTTGTGTAGACGTAAAAACCTTCCACAACGCGGCGGTGGTCTTGCCGGCGCGGAAGGCGCCCTCACAATCGATCAGGCGCGTCGGATCCCCCATGAAATGCGCAATGACGCCGGTCCACACCATGCGCTGTTCGCCGGCCCTCGGCGGCGGTAGTGTCGCCAGGGCGGCAGCGACGTCGAGACTAGGCATCCGGGGCGGTGATGTAGACGTGCGTCACCGTGGTGGTCCGGCCGTCTGTCGTGACCGTCGTCTGGCCGCGGGCTTCCTCGGGCCAGCCGTGCTTGGCGATCCACTCGGCCGCTTTGATCCGGGCGTGCGGGTCGCCATGCGGCTCACACGCGAGCAGCCGCAGCTGCGCGAACATCTTCGCCCGGTCCTCGGGCGTAATGGCGCGGCGGATTTGCTCGCAGAGCGCCTCGCCCGCCGTCTTCCGCCCGCGCGGATTACCCGACTGACCTTTCTGCCACGGCATGAGTGAACCTTATCCGCTCGCCCGCGCCGCGTGCGCAATCTCCCGCTATGTCGCGGCGAGGTCCACGACCGGCGAAATCTGCCTGTTAGCAGTGAAGTCAACCTAGCACATGGAGCGGCGCCCACCAGCGACACACTATACCTAGCGCCCGCCGTCGGTAGATGATGGGTCTCGGACGACGAGACGGCGCGGATGGATGATGGTCTCGTAGGTCGACCAGCGGAGACCGCAGACGGGACAGGAGAGGCGGCGCCGGATGTAGCCGGCGACGGGGCGGGACTCGATGATCCGGGCCCCGGGGTGGCCCCTGCGGCAGACGTGTGGGGGGGGCAGGATGACGCGGCGCACGGCGGGTGTCATTTTCACTTTCGCTTTTTCTTCAAAAATCTGCATCGGCGCGCCGATTTCCCTTGACACGCATGCCTGCTAGCACGTATACTGCTCTCATATCGCGGGCATCCGCCCGCCCCCATCCCAGGAGGATGCGATGACGCAGACGCCGACCACCTATACGCTCCAGATCGAGCAGGGCATCGGCTACAGCGGCAAGCACGGTGCGCGCGCCTATGTGGCTGCGATCACGGGATCGAGTCAGGAGTACGGCCTCGCCCGCGAGTTTGTGGCCGCCGACACCGTGACGCGCGACTCCTACCGGCGTGCGCGCTACACGCGGACGTATACCTATCACCTCCGTCCTGGGCTCTACGAGGTATCGGAGTGTGGGGACCGCCAGTATCTGATGGTCTGGCACAAGGCCGACGGCACCGCTGGACACGCCCATCCGCCGATGGAGCGCGTGAGGGCCATGGTTCGCCTGATGGACGCGGGTGAATCCTACGATGGCGCAAGGCTCCTCACGCGCCCGGCCGCACCGGCCGCACCGGCCGTGTAAGCTGACCCAGCATGGACTACCGCCTGCACGGCATCCCGGGCCCGGTCCTGCGCCGGGCTCGGGCCCGCGCCACCCGCGACGGGACTGACCTGCGCGACGTGCTTATTGCCGCGCTCGTCGCCTATGGGGACGAGCGACCCAGCGTCCACGCGCTCGGTGGACGAGCCCGCGCGGCTCGGCTGACGCCCGAGGACCGGATTGCCAGTGCCCGCGCCGCCGCCCGCGCCCGATGGCATCCGCCCTGATCCTCCCCAGGTTATGCCCGGACAGGCCACTCCCTGACCCAGCTCCCTGACCCAGCCAACGTCACCACCCCGCCTGCTGCGCCTTCCAGTCCCGCGCTAGTTCCCGCGTGCTGGGCAGCGACAGCCGCGGCTTCTTGATCGCCTCGATCAGCGGCCCCGCCTCCACCACCGCCGGCGCCGGCCCCGCGCACGCCTGACACCGCACCAGACGCCATCCCGTCTCTCCCGTGATCACCTGCACCGCCTGACCGGGCGGAATCCGCGCCCCGCACCGCCCACAGGCCATCCCCACCGCCGAGACGAGCCACCGCTTCACTGGTTTCAGCCCTCTCGCGCGTCACGGTAGGCTTGGAGGAACGCCGCCGCGACCTGCGGCACGATAGCATTGCCGTAACCGCACAGTCGTCCCATGCGGGCGGATACCCCATGAGCCAGCGGGAAAAGGCCGGGTTGAGTTGGCCGCGCTTTCCCGTCTCGGCAGGGGAGCCAGACGAGATCACCCCATGTGCCTGCCGCGGCAACTGATCCAGCCGCGTCCGCTCCGACCCGTCCGGGTTCGTGCCCGTTTCGGCCATCCCGGCGTTGTCCTTCCAGTCCCGCGCGATTGGTGTGACCCATGCCTGCCTCACGTAATCCTGCAGATTTAGCGTGTGCCCCGCCCCGGATCCCGTCCGCTCCGGTCCGCGTATCGACCCGCGCGCCCCTGGTGTCGCTCGCCATCGGCGTCCGCCACGAACCAGAGCCGTTGCCGGAGGTGCGGCGCCCCGACGCTGTGTGCCCCCAATACACCCGCCCCGACGGCGTAGCCAATTCCTTCCAGGTCTGCACAAAGACGGTCGAGCCAGATTCCCCGAGCCGCCGCCGCAACTTGCTCACCAGCGATGACGACAGGGCGGCACTCGCGGATGAGCTGTGCCCACGCTGGCCAAAGATCGCGGGGATCGGCTTCGCCGTCACCTTTCCCCGCCAACGTGAACGGCTGGCAGGGACAGGACCCGGTCCAGATGGGCTCGTCACCCCACCCGGCAAGTCGAAGCGCGTAGGCCCACCCGCCAATGCCAGCGAACCAGTGGCACTGGCGGAAGCCTCGGACGTCGTCCGGGGAAACATCGGCAATTGACCGCTCATCGACCTCGCCCTCGGGAATCTCTCCGGCCCGCATCAGTGCCCGCAGCCACGCCGCCGCGAATTGGTCGATCTCGTTGTAGTAGACGCTCATCCGCCCGCCTGCGACGCTTCATCCGCCCGCCTGCGTGAACCAGCTCGGAAACAGCTCACGCCAGCGGGCTTCACCGAGCTCCTGCCGCTGCGCACACCGATACGCCTCCCGGCAGGAGGGATCGTGAGGGCAGGCCCACGTCGGCGGCGCAATGATGACCGCTCGATCCCCGCGCCGGATCCCCGTCGCCCGATTCGCCCGATTCAGCCACCCGACCAGAAACCGAGGCATCCCGCGGGCCGTCTTGCGACGCCTAGGATTGGCGACCAGCCAGGCGCGGGCCTTGCGGAGTTCTGCCGCCACGGACACGGCCGGATAATCCTGCTCCAGCTCCGCCTGCAGCGACGGCGCGAGCGTCCACCACTGACCGTCCCGTACCGGGAACTCTATCCCCCCCATCGCCTCCCCCTATCAGCCCAGCGCCAGAGCCCACGAGGCACAGGCTTCCCCTAAAGAGGGGCAGCCGTGACCACAACGAAGTCGTCAGCCCGTGGCCGTCGCCCGTTCGTGGCCCCATGCATCGCGTGACAGCGCGGCACGGGTCGGGCCAGACTGTCGTCCGCCGCTGCACGGCGTCCCCTGCCCGCTCTGGCCCTTCGGCTCCACGGTGCCATGGTGCAGTCCTGGTCATGGCCGTACCACGGGACGCCCCAGTGGCGTCAGCTTGGCTCCCAGCGCCCCGCGCAGGTTGACCGATTGTGTGAGGGAGGGTAGATAGGGTAGAATCGATGCGACGGCCTGGAAATGGCCTGCACCTGATTCGTTCCCCTCACGAATCGCATGGACCGGCAGGGACTCACCATCCCTGCGGGCCGTCACCTTTCACCCCGCACTTTACCCGTTCGCGGGGCGCGATGTCAACACGCCCGCGACCGCGACCGCGACCACGACCCCGCCCGCGACCACGACCCCGCCCGCGACCACGACCACAACCCCAACACCGACCACGCCATCGACCCCGACCCCGACCACGACCGCGACCGCGACCACAACCGCGACCCCGCCCGCGACCACGACCGCGACCCCACCCGCGACCACCCCGACTCCACCCACGCCCACCGTTGCCGTTGTCCGCGAATCACTTGACCACTCCGCACGCTTCCACCGCCGATAGCATCACATAGATGCTGTTCGGCAACGACTCCGCGTTCTTCCAGTCCTTCTCGCTGAATGGTCCCGTGTCGTACACAATGGCCGGGTCGTCCAAGAGCACGCACGTCGCGCCCACACCCACCAGTTTCCCGGTGTAAATGTAGTTCACGCAGAACAGCGTGACCCGCGCACCGAGGAGTTTCTCCAGCCCCTCACCACTCACGTCCTCGACAATCTTCCTCATGCCCATCCCACCATCTCTTATCGTGCCTGGTCCTCAAGCGGCTCAACACTTGGGTGTTTCATTGCTGAGTGTAGACACCATGCGATCTCCTGCTGAGTGTAGACACCATGCGATCTCCACGAAATGCCCCCCCACTTGAGTACGGCGGGTCAGTCAGAACCGCACCCACATCTCGCAGGTCGTGGAGGATCTCGAAGCAATCCCCGTGATAGATCGTGATCCCACCGTGCTCGTAGTAGGGCTTCACGCTGGCGCCTGGTCCTCAAGCGGCGCCGCCGCCTGCTCAACCGCCCCAGACCGATACCGATACTCGCTCACCGTCCAGGACGTCAGCCCGTTCCGCACCCGCCGCGTGCGGTTCTCGATGTCCAACCCTTGCCGGCGTGCATCTGACACTCTGCTACGCCACGCATAGGCCCCGCCGACCGTCGCCAGCACGCGGCCGTCAATCCACTCGCCGGGATGCGCGCGGAAATACGCGACGACCCGATCCGTCAGGCTCACGCGCTGGCCCCGGTCATGGAGAACAAACACCCCTGCCTCCGTGCGTGCTCAGCCGCCCGCAGATGCTTCACGGCAACCTGTGCGTACTCCGGCTTGAGCTCGAATCCGATATACCGCCGCCCCAGTCGGATCGATTCGTAGCCTTCTGACCCGATGCCGGCGAATGGTGACAGCACGACATCCCCTGGATTTGACCACAACGTGAGACATCGCTCGATTACGTCAAGCTGCAACGGGCAGATATGCCGTTCGTCCTCGTCCGACTTCGCGTCCATGTACGTGAGCACGCGCGTTTGCTGAATGTCATCCCAGACCGGAGATGCCCACTGCTGCCACCGCTCTAAGGGGAACTCCTCCCGCGTGTGAGGCACGCCGACTTCTGCGTCCGTGCCCAAGCCATCCCACTTCCGAAACGCCACGACGAAATCCGCCATGCCCATACGGGAGGCGCACGAGTCTTTCCGCAATTGTTTATAGAGCAATCCGTGATTCTTTGTGCGCTGCATCTCGATGACAGGGTCTTTCCAAATCGTGACGCGGCTGTGATACGTGAACCCGGCCCCCGTCATCACGCGGATCAATTCCCCAGGGAAGTCATAGAGGCCCGCTGACCCATCGCGCCCTTTGTAGCGCGGCAAGTCCTTACAATGCACGGCCACGATGCGACCCGGACGCATCACCCGATGGAGGCCCCTCGCGAGGAACGCATAGTGCTCCCAGAACTCGTCATAACTCACGCAGTTCCCCATATCCGCGAGGCCATCGGAGTAGAGGTAGAGATTGGCGAACGGCGGCGAGAACACGCAGTGGTCGATAGACGCATCCGGCAACGTGGCCACGCCCTCCACACAATCGCCGGTCCAGAGCTCCCAGCCGTCGCCCACGTCCCGTGTCAATGTCCGTGTCATCAGTCCGGGCGAGCCGCCCAGCCCCAGCGTCTTGGCTGAGGCCCGAATGAGTTCCCCCTGCAGCGTCGAGTGCGCCGCCGCCTTCGCGACAATCGCGTTCTGGACCGCTGACTCGTTATCTGCACTCACGGCATATACCTCCACGGGCCGCTGTTGGCCATAACGCCAGACACGGCGAATCGCCTGATACCACTCCTCGTAGGAATACGACGGCCCCAGGAACACGACGCGGGCGCAGTGCTGCCAGTTCAGGCCGAACCCGGCAATCGAGGGCTTCGTCAGCAATACGCGTATGCGACCCGCACTGAACCCGCTCAGGAGTTCTTCTTTTTTCGCCTCGCTGTCGCTCCCGCGCACTTCGACCGCGTCCGGGCACACCGCGCGAAACGCATCGGCGTCATAGTTGGTGTGCGACCACACGAGCCACGATTCCCCAGGCTCAGCCGCGACGATCGCCGCGGCACGTTCCGCACGTGCCACGCTGGACACGCGTAGGCTCCGATGCAGACCAGTGGCCGAGGACTTGCTGAGGGCGAACAGGTGACCATCGTCCGGTTCGAGGTCCACGCTGCCGACAGAGACGCGATGCACGCGTAACTCCGGCAGCGTGAACCCTGACGCGTCGAAGCCCCAATCCGCCGGCGTCCGCAGCGCGACGGCCCACGAAGCGACCCATTCCCAGAATGCCGCCCGCGCATGACCCTTGAGGCGATAGGCGCCGGCCTCCATCGGGTCATTGATGAACCAGCGCATGATCATCTCATGTGACCGCATCACACCAAGAAACTCGGCGTGATTTCCAATTTCGAGATGATCATTCGGGGCAGGCGTCGCCGTGCAGCACAGCCGATACGGCGTGTCCGCGAATGTCTCGATTAACCGCTGTTTGGTCACGCCCGAATAGGCTTTCAGAATACTGGACTCATCGAGCACCACGGCTCCGTAGCGGCCCGCGTCCACATGCGCGAGCTGCTCATAGTTCAGGACATGCACGGGCGCATCAGGCCAGCGCCCCCGGCACGACTCTGCCGGAATGCCGAACCGCGCCGCTTCCGCCAGGGTCTGCGCGCCCACGGCGAGCGGCGTCAGAATCAGAGACGGCCGCCCCGTCACCACGGCCGCCCCGTGCGCCCATGTGAGCTGCATGGCGGTCTTACCCAGTCCGGTATCCGCCCAAATCGCGCCGCGCTGTAGGCGGAACACGCGCGACACAATCACGCGCTGCCACTCGAACAGGTGAGCATCAGGGACGGGTAGGTCAGGCGCCGAGTCTCGCACCGACCATCGCGGATGCTTCGTCTCAAGAAAGGCCTTGTATGAGGTCATCGTCACTCACTCAACACGTGGAACAAACTCGGCTGCATCTCGCCACTAAACGTCGGCGGGGGATTCGCCGTCTCCCACGCGATCACTCCGGCCCGACCACACACGCAGCGCCAGGGGAATTCATATGGTGTCACTCTCACCACGGGCACCTTTCGCCCACAGGTGCAGCGATACACGGACGCCTGTCTAGCCACGCCAGCGGCGCCGCCAGGCACAGAACCGCGCCGTCCACCGCCACCAGTGTTCGCAGTCGTGATTGAAGGAGCATGTCCAGATCCGCGTCATCGGCCGTCTCCCGTCGCATCCGGCACCGGCGCATTGAGCAACTGCCGTTCACACTCGGCCGCGTTCGCCCGCATCGCCGCCGCCACGTCGTCGTCATCCGCGAGCGCCGCCGCCTTGCGCCAGTGCATCGCCGCCCACTCGTATCGACAGCGTCGCGCGGCGTCCTGCGCCAGCACCCGCCACGGTTCCACGGCTTGCCGACTCGCCTCGGATAATTGGGGGAGTCTCGCCATCGTCCTACCCTCCCTATGCGCGTGGAGCCTCGCGGAGCACCGTCAGCACATATTCAGAGAGCGCCACGATCCACGCGGCCCTCGCGGCCCACGTGGGCCACGCGTCCCACGTGGCCCTCGCCGCCCTCGCCGCCCTCGCGGCCCACGTGGCCCTCGCGGCCCACGCGGCCCTCGCGTCCCACGCGTCCCACGCGTCCCACGCGTCCCACGCGTCCCACGCCGCCCTCGCGGCCCTCGCGGCCCTCGCGGCTGCCTCCCGGTGGTCGGCCGTGGCCGATCCCGTCGCGTCCGCCGCGATATATGCCGCGATCGTCTGGCACCACTCCCGCACATCCGCCCGCTCCGTGGTGCGCGCCATGCCCCACTCGGCATCGGTCAAGATCCACACCAGCACCCGCGCCAGCGCCCGCTGATCAATCACCGCCCCCACCGGCACCGCCTCCGCGAATCGCCGCGGCCATGTCGCCGCCGCCGCATCAGGCAGCGCCTCGAAGAGGTAATCTTGGAGCCACGCCAGCCATGCGGGCAGCCCCAATTCGGCCTCGTATCGTGCATGGACGGACGTGTCATACAGCGGCGGCTTGCCATTCATCAGATTCAGGCTGTGCAGCGAGCATCCAACCGCGCAACCACGGAACTGCCCATCCATCATTTTCCCGTAGGTGCCCTTGACGAACGCATCCGCCTGTTCGTGTAGAGCGACCTGTGCGAGGAAATCCTGCTTCAGTTGGTCGCTGCCGAGATACGCAATCACGCGATCTACCTCCGCTGCTCGGGTGTCTCGTTCCGCAGTTTGTCAATCGGCCACTGA